CAAACTTGAAGGTGACATTAGCATGAACAGTTAAATCTGTTACTACCTGAGGACTAACAATAGTCACTGTTCTCTGATTAGCGCCAACAGCAGTGATGGCTGCATTGAGAGAGCCATAAGCACGAGAATCAGTCCAGATGCCATTAGGACTTGTAACGATTACATCTGAGAAAAACTCAGCCTTTACTCCTGTTGAGAAGGATAAGAGAAGAATTAAGGACAAGAAAAAAATCTTTAATGTTTTCATAGTATTTACTCCATTAGTTCGTTTAACGGTTAAACGGTCTGTTGAGCCGTCTCTATCTTTTCACGCCAAGTTTTTCTTATTACTCTAGGTTCAAACTTGTCAATAATTAAAGATTGTTTTGGTTCTTCTTTTTTAATAGACTGTTTTATCTGATCTTCTACAGTCTCTCTTATATAAGAAAACTTATCAAGCTCATAAACTTGATTACTTCTATTTCCACCATGAACTACCATGAAGGCATAAGAAGGAGGAATTGTATAGACTGTATCGAAGAGGTCTCCCATACGAAGATGGACACTTTCATAGATATCAGTAATGATTTCATCTTTTTGTATAATAGCTATAAAGGGACTAGTTCTTTTCTTTGTATGAGGAGCATAGAATTCGTAAAGGCGACCATCAGGTGATTGGCCAAATACTTGATAATTGATAAGGAAACGCCTCTCATTTATCGTATTAGCCATATATTTCATATGAGCTACCCATCCAGGAGCAACCCAGTCGTCAATGTCAACTCTAGCCATGATAGAAGTACGAGGATATTCTAGAGATTTTGCTATGTCTTCAGGGGAGCCTATATCAGTCTCACGAGCCCAGTTTCTTGATTTCTCGATAGAGGTTTTCCAGACTGTTAAATCGCCTGAAGTGTAAAGAAACTCAACATTAAGACCTGACCAGTCAAGTGCTTTGATTGCTTCAGTCGCTTCACATTCTTCTGGCCCTACAGCAAGATATAAGATGAAATCTTGGTCAGTTTGTGCCTTCAGACTATTGATAAAGTTCTTCTGCATCATCTCAAGATGTTTTAGATCGATAGTTCCTACGGCATGAAGAGGGCCTACAGTATTGTAGATAGCTCTTGAAATGACTAATGTTTTCATAGGAACAAGTGGATCTACTTTTACTCTATTTCTAGGAAACCACATACAAGAGAATCCCCACTTTGATTCAAATAGTTTACGTCCACGCTGAATTACTTCATTATTGAGTTTACTCTTTTTATAATTTTCAGACCTCATACCTTTATCATTAATAGCAATAAGTCTTCTATTAGTGAGAGTAGCTATCTTCCAGCCGGCCTTTCTTATATTCATTGAGAGGTCAAAGTCCCAACTTCCAATGAAGTATCTTATGTCTATAATGTCAGGGATTAAGGCAACTTCTTGGCGAATTAATTGAGATGTTCCGCCGATGAGGTCGACTTCAGCAAAGTCTTCTTTTATTGTCTCTATTGATGTACAAACTACTTGAGTCCCTCTAACAGTGCGATGATAGACAAGCTGATTATGCATTACATCTACCATACCAAAGTCTGGATGGCTCTCTAAGAACTCAAGCTCAGCCTCAAAAGTTCCAGGAGCATAGTCCATGTCATTGTCTGACATAAAAACGTAGGGAGTCTTAGCTGCTCTTTTTAGATTAATAGCACGAGGAGGAGCTATTCCACCATTTCCAGTGTTGAAATAGATGTCTTTTTCAACAAATCCTTCAGCCGCCTCAATAATTCTCTTCTTTGTTTCGGCTGTAATTTGTTCATCTCCTTGAACCTGAAGACAGAGGCTGAGAGGGAGGGTAGAAATCTTAGGAATTGATTGGAGAGTTTTAATCAATCTCTCTTCACAAAGCCAAGAAACGATAGCAACTGTAATTTGAGGTTCTTTTATCATTTAAGTTTCCTAAAAATAGCAAGTTTTATCTTTCCATCATCAAGTCTTGAGAGCCCTTCTACCATTGGATAGAGGGCTTCAGAGGAATTTGCATCACTGAAGTCATCTATTGCTATGTAACGAGAATGTCTTATTGCATAAGAGAGTTGATTTACTCTTGGCATCGCACCATCTACAAGGGAAAGACCAAAAACTTGATTAATGTCAGCCTTTTCATTATCCCAGAGGCGAAACTCTACATTTGCAAGATTATAACTCTTAACTTTTCTTAGATAGATAGGGTCAGTTTCATAGGAAACTACATCGACACCTAGATTGTTTAATAAGATTGTTGATACGCCAGAGCCAAACTCAAGAACTGAAGTAATCTCATGAGTTAAGATATAGCTCTTTATCAGTTCCCAACATTCTCGGCGAAGGAATCTGATTTTATAAGGCCAGGCTGCATATATTTCAGTGTCAGTCATAGAAATGCCTCTATAGAATCAAGTCTTTCTTTTACTATATTATGGAGTTTCCAGGGCTTTAGATGAACATCGAAGGGGGATCTAATAAAAGAATTATCTATAAATCCTTCTGCATTCATTGTAGAAGATGTAATGTCTAAGAAATAGTGTCCCATTCGAGAACAGCCTTCCCTTAAATAATCGTTGTAGAGTTTGACTAATTCAGTTCTTTTTTTCTTTCCAGCTGTTACATGATTGCGAATGTTGAGAGTTTGAAAATCCTCTACAGGAGGAAGAGTCACTGTAGGAAGAATGAATTTCTTATTGAATTCATCTAAGAATTTAAATAAAGTGTCTATAGAGAACATAACAAATTCTTCAGGGGATCTATGTTCATTAGAACGCCACGGCAAAGAATTACAATCTACTTCTCCTATGCAGAGTAAAGGGATATGAGAAGGAAAAGCATTGATGAAGTTTGTAAAGGCATTTCTTGCATTGGTCTCTAAATTAGGATTGTCTAGGCCGTAAGACGTAGCGCCAGGGATGCGGCAGGTTGCAGCACAGAAAAAAGTAAAGTTATCAAGATGAGAATCTCCCATCCCTATTAACTTATCACTTATTTTTGCTCTAGCTAAATTTCCCATAGATTGTTTAACCATTAAACGGTCTTACGGTGCAACAAGTTCTTGATGTTCGGCAGAAGGTTTACAAGAGCCAGCACCAAACTCTTTAACTGCCCATTCCCAGTAATCAGCTCTAAGTTCCCACATTCCATCTTCAGTGCAGAGGTCGTGGAGGAGTTTATCAGCATAAGCCCTAAAAGAACTATCTATAAGACCAAG